ATCTACTTGGACTCTTAGGATCAAAGTCATACAAGTCTTTCTTTGCAAAAGTCAAATAACCTACAACGTCTTGGTGAATGTCGTTTGCTACTGCCCATGTAAACCAATCATCAAAGTCCACTTTAAGTTCTAAGTGAACAAATCTGTTTGCCAACGGAGCAGGCATTCTATAAACAACACCTTTATCTGCTTCTCTGTTACCAGCGGCAACAATCAAAACGTTGTCAGGAAGTTTATAAGTTCCAACTCTTCTGTTAAGAATAAGTTGGTAAGCCGCGGCCTGTACTGCCGGTGCGGCTGAATTCATTTCATCTAAGAATAATACGATAGTCTTGTACTTCTTAGCCATTTTCGCATCTGGCAATTCAACAGGGGGTGCCCATTTCATTGTGTTATCATTAGAAGCATAATACGGTATGCCTTTAATGTCTGTAGGTTCCCACAAACTTAACCTTATATCAATTAAGTGTGAATTATCAAATGTATCAGTTATTTGTGAAACAATATCCGATTTACCAATACCGGGAGGTCCCCATATAAAGATCGGTCTTTGTTTTTTGAATGCCCTTAAAATGCTTTTCTTTGCATTGTTAGGACTTACTTGACGGACTGCTAGATTTTCCATTGTTGTACTCCTTTTCTTTGTCATATTCAGTGCCTTATTATGTTTATATAATAGCACCTATTACTCAAAAGGTCAACCAGAAAATACACTTTTTTTCAAAAAAAATGTCCAAAATAATTAAGGTTTTACGTGTTCATCTGCCCGTTTTAATGCTTTGGTTAATCCGTACTTACGTACATCTCCACTAAAAAGGCTTAATTCTAGTGCTTTTTTCTCTTTGGTTACGATCATTCCACCACGACCTAACCAATATGGACAGTCAATAAACTTATCCAAAAATATAATAACCTGTGTGGTCATTTCAAAATCTTGGGGGAAGGGTATATCATAGGTTGTAAGTTCAAGTTTGCCCTTTACAAATTCTATTCCATCATCAGTTAACCTAAGACCACCTTCTTCTTTGTTTCTAGTATTCTGCCACCATTTGGGCATATACTCTGCCAAGGTCTGTTCATTTACCGAAATGTTCGCCTGTTTTAGGAAGATTTTTGTATATGTTTCTTTCCAGTTCACTTTACCATTCCTGCTTCGATCAGTCTCTTTCTGTTCGCCAGGTGTTGTTCTTCTATGTCTTTTTTGGATTGTCCTTCGTATGCTACCGCAACAGATTCTCTGATCATCCAATCACCCATCATCATTTGTTGATCGGTTTTGGAATCATATATTTCAAACTTGCCTAATATTCTACCAAACTTTCCTGTGGCATCTTTCATTGTTACTAATGTTTGTGTAGAACCTTTAGGTAAAAAACCTTGGACTATTTTTTTTGCATAGAGTCCAAATTTCTTTTCTACTTTATCTCTTGTTCTTGATTCAGGAGTGTCTATGCCATGGACCCTTACTCTTTCTTTGTGCATCCATACACCAAAGCCTAAATCAATATCAACATCAACAGTGTCTCCATCGATTACCCTTATAATTTTACAACGATATCTATACATTATTTTTCCTCTTTGACAACTGTGCCTGTAGTTAATTTAAAAACTTCAAAGTCAGTTGTTTCAAAAAGACTGTTTAATTTTTTTGCAAGATTGTGTGCATGACCAGGATTGGAAAAAGAAACTTTTTTATATTTAGGTCCAGGATAGTTTGTAATAACATTACTGGTCTTTAGATTGAAAGGCTTGCTTTTGTAAAACACCGCCCATATGGCTTCACTTTGAAGAATCTGATCACTCTTATAATTCTTCTTGTTTACGTGTTCCAGTATTACTGTCGGTTTAGGTCTGCTCATATACGTAATCCCTTTAGTTAACTACGTATATATTTATCTATAAATGACTGTTTGAGTGCTATTCTTCTTTAAATCCGCCGCCATCCATAGAAACTTCAACTGGTGTTGATTCTATTTTTCCTACGGTGTTACTTACAAACTGTTCTAATGTGCCGTGTAAACGTGCTTCTATTTCGCCTACAGTAAAGGCTAATTGTTTAGCCTGTTGTAGTGGCATTCTAATTTCCTGTTGATTAGATATGTCAGCACCTTTAACTTGCTCTATAAACAGTTGTAGAGGCGTCGTATTAATAGGTTTATTTGTTTGCATTGGCTTTGCTTAACTCCTGTCTCATTACTATTTCCGTTCTAAAAGGTCCTTTAGATTCATAAGTTTCAATAGTAACTAGTTTAGGACAAAAACTTCTTACCCAACCTTTATCAAATCTAATGATATAATATCCTGCACAATATAAACTTTTACTTTTTTTACTCTTTGTAAACAAAGGAAGTTTACGTTTAACATCATACATTTGATTAAAAGGACTAACACTGGTTGGATATGTATGTACTTCCTTTTTCTTTACAGAATCTTTGTCACTTATGCTTGTACCCCAATTGATATCATTGAATGTATTTTTAAGTTGTCTTTCATTTTCAAAGAAACTTGTTCCTGTATCACAACAATACATAAATGTCTTATCATTATTTTTAGTGAGTGTGCCTACACGTTCACCATCTTCTTCAATTATCCAAAACTTTCCACTTACTATTGGATTTGCTTTTAATCTTGTCATATTACATACCTCGCATTCAATGGTTCGCTGAAACTTTGTGCCTGTTCACTTATTTTTACCATATCATGTTTAGCACAGAACTTCATTAATTTAATTCCAACCTGACCAACTTCTTTCGGAGTTTCGGTTGCATCTTCTATTGTGTCATTTATAATTTTTCTTATGTTTTGTGGTTGTGCAGACAGATCACATAAAATTACATTACGTTCATAATCTTCTAATACTCTATGTTCTTTGCCTTCATGATCAACCCAACGTTGCAACATCATGTTGTTCCAACTGTAACCTTTCTTATCTTTATCCGCAAATGCTTCTTGTAATCCAACTTTATTTTTTGTGCCTTTAACTCTTACACCTGGATAAGCAGAAAATACATTATCACTAGTATCGCCTCTCATACATTTTTCAAATAATAACCATTGTGGATTAGGAGCCTCTTTGTCTTTTCCTGTTTTCTTATCGATAACTCTCTTGCCTTTATCATCAAAGTAACCATCATGTTTAATTGTTGTATTACTTACACCATTGTATTGTGTAACGTTAGGTGCTACTAATTGTGCAAAGTCACCATCTGTACTAATAATAATATGTTCATCTTTAGGATGTGCTTGTACCCAACCTGCAATTAAATCATCTGCTTCTAAGTTTTCATTGTGTAATACTGTACAATTAGTTTTACCTTCAACAAAATTTTTAAACTCATCAAACGTTTCCCAAAATACTTCTTCTTCCTCTTGTTGTGCGACAGTCAATACTGCTCTTGCATCACTCCTATTTCTTTTGTAAGGAGCATAAAAATCTTTACGCCAACTTCTACCTTCCAAACAAAATACAACATGATCGGCATCAAAGTCATTCCATGCTTTTCTAATGCTATTAAAAGTAACGTGTAAAGCCATGCCAATTTTTTCATTTAAATTGCCACGTATAATGTGCCTTGCACGAAAGAATGTATTTGCGGTATCTACGAGTATGTACTTCATGTCTTTATTATAACTGCTTTATTTGTTTGTGTCAACTTCTTTTTTTTGTTTTGCTAATTCTTCTGCCCGTTTTTTATTAACTTCATCAAGTATAGATTGGTTCATAAAATCTACACATTTGAATTCATCTTCATTAAACGTTCCTTTTAGTCTTAAATCATATGCTATGCTCACCCTTTTCTTTGCTTCATCGTGTTCATCTGTAAAGTGTGGGCAATAACTTGGAAACAAAGTGTTACCACCTTTTTGGTTAGGCAATGCAATTTTACTTAGAACATCATATGGGGAATGATAAGTTGTTTTGCTTTGATAATCATCAAGATGCATATTACCACTTAAATAACTGTCAGGTTGTGATCCATGAGCATGACTTTCCATCTTCTGGCCTTGTTTCATTACATTCGCCCAACATACAATTTTTAATTCTTTTAATTCTACTTGTTGTGTTGTAACATATTGTAAGTAACTGTATTGTAAAAATTTTAAAAGTCCATTAACTTCTGGAACATCTTTGTATCTAGTAAAAACATTGTACTTGCCAAATCTAGTAGTGACGTCATCTGGACCTAATCCTGTGCCGCCACTATTAGCATAATCAAATTCTTTTAGAATATTTTCCTCGTCATCTTCCAATGTCTTTCTTACTGTATCAACTTTTTCTGGCTCCGACCATTGTGTTAACCAAATAGGAATATTCCAACTAGGACTAAATTCAGTTAACGGATGAAAACTTTTTATTCTAATCAAACTCATTACTTAATCTTCTTTCCAATATGACATAGTTCTTTTAATATCATTCTTAAATTTCTTGCAATCTTATATAGAAAAAATACTCCAACTATTAGTATTGCATAGTAGGGTAAGAAATACCATAAACTTATATCCATCATTATTTCACCTCCGATTTACCATCTCCAAGATTATCTGTCTTAATATATCCTGCTGGTCTGTCTTCGTCCATGCCTTCTTCAGCAAGAACGTTTCTTGCTATGTCTTTAAACCAGCCGTCAACAATCTCTTCGTTTGTTTCTCCTTTGTAACCAGCATCTAATAACTGCTCAATAAACTCATTATTCCAATCTAGTTCAAAGAATCCATTTCTTATGTTTTCTTTATTGACATGGGTATCTAAAACACCAACCCATGGTTTTCCTTCTTTGGTGGCTATTTCTTTTTCTTTAGCCATCATTTCCTTATGTGTAAGTTCACCAGGTTTTTCTTTTTTACCGGTTAACTTATCTTTGACTTTATTAAATAAGTCCTTCATGTTCTATCTCCAATTAGTCGCCAACCTGAGCCATAACTTATGATACAGTAAGTTTCATAACTAGGATGATACTCTATTATTGTATATGTTTTTGTTTTTGGATTGACATATATTGAAATCGGCAAATTGATTGGAATGCTTGATAAACCTACTGCGTCACGTACAGTGGTTGATTGTATTCCTTCAAAAAGCAGTCTCTCACCCCTTTCGGACAATCCTTCTTCAATCTTGTCTAGACGAGTACAGATGATTGGTTTGTCTTGCCATTCAACCTGTTCCTCTTGTCCTCTGACGTCTGTAGCCACGGCTACGATTGTAAAAAATAATAATATTGCTCCTAGCATTTTCATAATAATAACACCTCCTAAGTGCCTATTGCATTTCCAAATAGATAAACGTGTACTCTAGCCGCAACGTTATAGCCTCTTTGAAAAGCCATTTTAGCAACTTCGCCGGCTGTTGCAGTTTGTTCTTCTTCTCTTGCTCCGACAGGCATAACCCATATTGGCCAATCCACTCCAAGTGCTTTGTATTTCTCAATAGCACCTTCCATTTCATCCCATTGACGTTGCTCGGAACCAACAACGAATTTTAATTGTCCTGCTTTAGACACTTCCCTATATTCTGCTACCACTTCTGGTATAATTGCTTTTTTAGTTTGCTCTCCTGATACTGTAAACAGTTTAGGACTACAACTAAAGAAAACTTCTTCTTTAATTCTTTTGGCCCAATCCTTAAATTCATCTTTAAGTTTTTGTGTACCATTAGTTTCAAAAGTCATCGAACTAGGCAAATTGCCTTGTCTTTCTAATTCTTCGTATATGCCAACACTTGCCGCCTGTCCTGTAACCATCAAAGGTTCACCACCTGTAAAACATAAGTGTTGTGTTTGATTTGTAACAGGATGTAAAAACTTACCTTCAGGATTAGAATCTGTTTTTAAAATATCAACAATCTTATTTGCTAATACTGTAGAAGTTTCCTGACCCATCAAGTGTTTGTATTTCTTTGCCCAAGTATAAGAACTGTCACAACCTTTTTCCCACACGGGCAAGTCTTCTACTCTTTTTACCTGACTTACATCATAATCCAAAAAAGGCAAATCATACGTTTCTGGATTAGTCGGATCTATCTGTCCAAAACCACTACATTGTAGGTTACAAAGAAAGAAACGTATCCATGCAGTAGGCACACCAGTATAGTGTCCTTCACCTTGAATACTGTGAAATATTTCACTGTAATAATATTTTCTTTCTTTTTTATCCATTATCCAAAGAATCTTTCATACAACTCTATTATAACATGAAAAGTACCATATGTAAAGATACAAAATATAACAAATTTTAGGAACTTGTTCATTCCGTCATCTGCCATTATTTCCCAATCTGGCCTAGTGTCTTGTCTTTTAAATAATTTCATTTAATCCCCCAATTTCACTAAAGGCTCATCATAGTAACTGTCGTTGTAGTCACCATTACTTTGGAACTGTCTTACAGTTTTTTCTCTGACAAGCATACCGTTCTTTTTACGATACTGAATGAACTCTTGTTTTACAACGCCTTCGGTATCACCTTCTACCATGCTTTTCATTGGACCTTCCTTCACTAAACAATCTCCTCTATTATTCCTAACACTTCTGCTATGAACAGAACTGCTCCTGCACACATTAACAAGAAACCTGAATCAGCAATAAAAATATCTGTATATTCATTTGCTGACCAAAGTATGTAACCTGACCAAACTAAAAGGCCACTTGCTACAAATCTAAAAACACTCTTAACTAGGCTTACACCAAAATGGTTATCACCTGGATCCTTATTTGCTACTTTCATTTTTTACACTTTCCAAATATGCTATCATGTTTTCTGGTGTTGTTTGCTCATATGGATCATCATCTTGTCCGTCATTATTGATGCCTGGCTCTTGCCACCATTTCTCAATGACACCATCATTAATCACACACATATATCTCCATGACCTATTTCCAAAACCTCTATGGTTTTTACCAATCAGCATACCCATATATCTTGTAAAGTTTCCAGAACCATCTGGAATCACTTTAACGTTTTTAATGCCTAAGACCTCTGCCCAAGCATTCATAACAAATGTATCATTTACTGAACAACAATAAATTTCATCTACATTCATTGACTTTATTGACTCATAATTATTTTCAAAACCAGGAAGTTGATTACTAGTGCAAGTTGGCGTGAATGCTCCAGGCAAACTAAAAAGAACTATTCTTTTACCTTTGAAGTAATCTTCTGTTGTCTTTTCAGTCCATACACCTTCATCAAAACTGCAACCTTCTTCTAGAACTACATCTCCTTCTCTGACTTTAAAAGTTGTTTTAGGGATACTAAATCCTTCTATCATACTTTTTCTCCTTTGTTAAAATATCTCTTACTGTACCATTTATAAAATGCCTTATCTGTAAACAGTTCGGCAATCTCGCTCGCCGGTACTTGGTCGCTTCTTATACATACTGCGAGATCCTCGTATTCGTATGTGTCAACCTTACGTGTAATTTTTTTGTCTTTGTAGTCCTCTGCTAGAGTCTGCACCATTCTATCTGTTTTATTCATTTAATAACTCGCCATTATGACAAACACAATACAAGAAATAAACCCTAGTATTAACACATGATTGCCTAGATTTAACCAACTACCTCCTAGGTTAGTTTGATTCTTAGGATCAATAAAACGTGCTTTGAAACCTTTGTCTACATAAGGTAACTTTGGAGCCACGTGTGTGTCTACTCCGTTTGCATCTGTTGTATCAAATAGTTCTAATTGTTTTTCATTGTGTTCCATTTGGTCTCCTTGGGTCTTGTTCTAATATTTTAGGTGCTTTAAATTTTTGGCCTATTACTTTAGCAACATACACAATAACTGCTAACAACAAGCCTGATGCTAACATTATGTAAATTGTTCTATGTATGTTTTCAAACAACCACATTTCATAATCACTTTGTGTTCTTACCATGATGTTCCATCCTAAGAACGCAATCGCTTCATATATCAATATAGTTTTAAATACGTGATTCATTAGTGAAACCACTTTCTAGTCCAGACTAAAAAGCCGACACTTACAACCATTACCACTATCGCCAATGGATATGGAAACTTTATTGCTCCAAACAACATGGCAATACCGCCAAATGTAATCATAAGTATCAACTTTAGTCCTTGAAACAATTCCTGAGGGAATATGTCCCATCTATTTCTTTTATTCATGCTCTCCGCCTGGGTCGCCTTTTGGCAAATTAATTTTATAAGGATTGCCTTTCTTATCTCGCATTATCATAGTCTGTCTTCCTCTACCATACGAGTGATAGCCTTTAATAAAGTTAAATGATGCTGGTGACTTTTCAGCAACCTTAAAGGTTGCCACGGTAACCACGACAGCAGTAATGAAGGCTATATGTGCCACTGAACTGTAAGCAAACACCGTAATACTATCTGCTATTAGTAAAGCAAACACCCCTGACCACATAAACGCCAGTACCTGCATAACCATATGCCTAACCTGTAAATCTGGAATATGTCTTAACGGATTACGTTCGTAATTCATCACACCATTCCATGCATCAACTATAAATTGCCTCATAACCATACCTTTCTACCTTGGTGCAAATTCTTGTTGTAGTTTAATGTTGTCCATGAACTCTTTCTTAGTTCCCGGATCATCACTAAATGCTCCACGTAACACAGTCGTCTGTGTCAAACTACTATGAGCACCTATTCCTCTGTTCTCACAACAACCATGAGTTGCTTGAACATAAACACCTACGTTAGAACTGCCAGTTGCTTTCTGAATCTCGTTAGCAATGTCATTGTTAAGTTCTTCTTGTAGTGTGCCACGTCTTGCACACCATTGTGCAATTCTTGTGTACTTTGAAAGTCCTATTAATGTTTCAGCGGCAATGATCCCAATGTATGCTACACCATTCACTGGTTGGTGATGATGTGAACAAATACTTTTAAGTTCACTCCTTACAACCAACATACCTTTATAACCATCATCTATGTGATTAGGAAATGCAGTTGCATTAGGCATAGGTAGATACCTACCGCTCATTATTTCATTAAAATACATTTTTGCAAGACGTCTTGCAGTGTCTTTAGAATTTGGATCGTTGAATCTATCGATTATTAATCTGTCTAATACAGATTCGAATGCCTCAGTTGCCTCATCAATTAAAATATCTTTTTCGCCTTCTTTGATGTATTCGGAAATATTGTCACCTGCCCAGAAACGTTTTTTATTTTCCGTAATACGTTTTGTAATTTCTTCAAACTTTTTCAATTTACTTCTCCGAGTTATAGACGAGGATGTCTTCGCCTTATTAAGTTATAATACACTTATTTAGGTTTTTTGTCAAGTAAAAGATGCCTCAAAAGTATTTTTTGAGCATTTCGATTTGATCATGATACATCGAAATAATGTTCAATTCTTTTTCGATTGCTTCCAAAATGTCTGGATGTTCTCCTACTCCAGCCGCATTGTGAAAGTAAACTTCAACATTAGCCTTGTGCTTTGCAATATGACCTTCTGCGTGTTTGATCATTGCATCAATCATCAGTTGTCTGTCGTATGCCATTATTTGTCCTTTCCAATTTGCGGAATATACTCTGCCGCAATCAATTTATGTGTTTCAACGTCATAGTGTTCGTCGTCAATTAAACATTGATCCTTTTGTTGTGTTTTTAGAAACTGCTCAACAGTTTTATCTGCCACTGTTGCATATGAACAATCTCCAAACATATTTAAGTCTTTTGGTAACCATGTTATATTGTTTATGGCGAAAATTTTTAATTTTGCATTATTTTCTTTGCATAAACGAGTCCACATATAAACTTCTTTATAAAATGCTCTTTGGTTTACCAAAGTCATCATCTCATGCCAAGCCTTTATTCTTTGATATCCGTCAGTTTGTAAATCAGGTTGTTCCAAATCAAACGGTTCAAATCTTAATGCTATGCTTGGATCTATTGCATAATCTCCTTTTACCGTGATTCTTCCCCCATCAAAACTTTGTTCTTCTTCCAGCCACATCTGGATATTCCAACAATCTATTTTGCCTTTTTGTTCTTCCAGCATCATGTGTCTTTCTAACGGCACTATGTTTTCGTAGTGACAAGGATTATGGAAGCCTAGCCTAAATCTATTCCAATATGTTTGTTGTATTATTACTTCGTCAATATCATTATATTTGTTAAAAAGATGTGCTAATCTTTCACTGTAATCATACCAACCTCTACCAGGACAAGCAAATATGGCACCGTCCTTTTTTTGATCATTTATATAAAATTCTGCCCAGTTGTTCTCATTCCAACGGTCTCTGGAACCATCTTTATTTGCATAACTATAACCTGCACTATGACTACAACCTAAGACAGCGGTTCTCATTGATCAAATAACTCCATCTGCAATAAATCATTTCTAGTTGGTATTGCATACGAATCAAGTGTGTAATTACCCTTTTCAGGGATAACGTGCCTTACACCACCTTTGGGATCTCTCATATCTCCTTCACGTCTTGGAATTAAATGTACGTGTGGCCACATGACTGTTTGACCTGCACTAGATCCAATGTTCTGTCCAATGTTATAACCTGTGCAATAATCTTTATCAACCCAATCATACCCCCAGGCGTAAGCCGCCTTATAACATTTTGCAAGGTCTTCCCAGGTTTGTGTTTTAGGTACAAAAAGAATATGTCCTTCTGTAACTGGATATTTGTCCTTAAATACTGTAAAGTCCCTGGTGTCTATTAAGACATCTTTCCAAGGAATATCTTTGAATTCCATAAGTGTACTCCATTATTATTAATATTCACTAACATTTTCCCAAGGATACACTAACCAAACATCTTCTTCTGCTTTGTTTACTGTGTCTGAATAATAATCTACTTGGTCAAATTCGCTTGACAGGTTTTCAGTAAGTGTACAAAATCTCACTGACTTCCCCCATACTTGTTCCCACCATGGGTCTTCTGGTAAACAACTCTTTTGCCAATCTTCTTTTAATGCTTTAAACGTAGCACCAGAGTCATTTATATCATCTACTATCAATATTTTTTTGCCTCTTGCAGTTGTAGGCAATAATCTTTCATCATGACCAAATGCAATCTTTGCCAAAGACATATCAGATTTAACAACTTTATTATCATCTCTTAAACTGATCTTTATTGCATCTGCGGGAATATCTAACATATTAGACAATATAGTTGCTGGTATATTGCCTCCTCTTGTAATGCCTATAATTAAATCAGGCTTCCAACTAGACTTGTATAATTGAACTGTAATCTGATGACACATCTTTTCAACATCATTCCAACTATAATATTTTTTCTTAATCAAAGTTTTTCTCCACTGTAATAGGTTCATTGTTGTTCTTATCAACTATAATACTCGTACCTTCTTGATCTGCATTTACAAACTTTAAAGAAGGCACAAACCTTGGGTTACTTCTAAATCCAGTTGCAGTGTGTTGTACCTTACTATTAAAAATACAAATTCTACCTGGTATAGGAGCGATACTAACAACTAAATGATCTGGATCACCTTCGATGTCATTTAAAACGTATCCTTTCAAATCTTCTTTTGTTATAAAAAACTTTGTTTCACCTTTTTCGTTTGGTTCCCACTTGCTATTGCAATAATACAATAGTGTCATATCACAATCATCATCGTGATAGTAAGCATCTTCATTTGTGGAAAAGAAATTAAGATTGCTTCTTTTATATCTATAACCTTGTAATTCTTCTAATTTGTTTGTTTCTAACCAAAGTATTTGCCACACGTTTGTATCTTCGAAACTAAAACATTGTAAACCTGTTGGTGGATTTTCTGGATTGTCTTTTGTACCCCATTTGAAAGGAACGTTTTGTATATCCTTCTCCAACATACCTATTAGGTTAGGGTTGAATACATTATCATATGTAACTATTAAATCATTAAAATAACTTGTTCTCTTCATGCCGTTGCTTTGTCTCTTTCAGCAAGATATGTTTCGTTGTGTATCCACTTGCCGTTTTTAATAAATCCCCACTCTTGAACTTTTTTACCCATATAAAATAAACTCCAACATGGTAGTTCGTTGCCGTTTTCATCCTTGGCAAGTTCTAGCCTATGCAGGTCTGTAGACTTACGATAGCGGAAATGACCTGGTCCTCTCCAGAACTTGCCTTCAGGGGTATGTTCATAATACCCTCCCTTGAGAATTAAAGTCGCATAATTCCAAGGATGATCATGTAAGTCGTCAAGGTCGCTTACAAGAATCTTGTGTAACGTTACGTTAAACGGAAAGTTCTTTCTATCTTTTAGAAACACGTACCACCTAATCAAATAAGGCACTTGATTGCTTCTATCATAAATTACTCTTTTTCTGTCTTTAAAAATGTTAAACATTTTTCTTTTGTCCACTTCTATAGTCGTCTTTTACTAAATTATATATCTCCACAAATTTTTCATATTGTATTCTTAATGCTGGATAGTCTTTTATCATTTCCTGTATTGTACTTTCACTTGGCCAATTGGCATCATAATCGAAACCAAAAGACATATCCGCAAATCCAGTTTGTCCAGTCATATCCAATGAAATAGTACCATCATCGTTTGCCATACTATCTGTGCTATAAGTATAATCTGTATTAGTATTGAATGTATATTCTGTACCTGTATCAGTCGTAGGATCTAGATTGCCCAGATCATTAGTGCCAGTGTAAGTTATTTTATAATCACTGCTTGGCGATGCTATTGTAGAGTTCTTTGCCACTGAAGTACCTTTCTTTCAATATTAGTCTTTGCTTTTGTATGAACGTTACATATTTTTTATAATTTTCCATATAATCAACAATACGTTCTACTACAAAATTTTTGTTTAATTTGTATGTTTCAAAATCTTGTGTCCATTCACTTGGATATTTGAATTCTTTAATAGCCATTTCTTTGTAACTTAATCTATCTGGAACCATAGGCAAACAATTAACAATAGCACCTTCATACCAACTAATGCCTAATGTCTCCTGTAAGTTTGCACTGAACATCAGTTTTGCTTCACCTAGTAAGTTATGATATTCATTTTTTGTTAATTGTTTTTCTTGACAAACAACAAATTCATATTGTGGCAAACTATCTTTTAAATCATAAAATATTTCAGGTTGTTTTTCTGGAGCAATTCTATGTGGAAATAATATTAGATTCCTTTTAGTCATGCCTTTATACATTTCAAAACTTTTATCTAAATACTCCATTGGCCAACCAACACGTTGTACTTTTGTTTTATCTGTAGTAAGTCCTACATAATTTCCAAATTCTCTAAATGCTTCTACAAAAATATTAATATGGAAGTCACTTGCAAAAAAATTATGATCATAAACTTCAAACATTGATCTTTCTGCATTTCTAACCCAAGGCTTATCACCTATTAGTCTTCCTAAAAAGTCCGCAGGATCGTAACTGCCGGCGTGCCACAAGCCACCCATTTTAACTTTAACTCCGAGCAGTTCAGCCATATATTTAAGTTGGATAACAGTAGGATTCCAAGCATCAGTATAAAGAAAGTAATCGCCGTCTTTAACTTCTCCATTACAGAACATTTCTCCTATTTTCTCTAACTGTTTGCTTTTGTAAACGTTAGTTCCTCCAAAGTTAAGAAACGCCCCAGGTGTTGTTGCCTGTGGCGTATCTCCTCCACTAATAACTTTTACATCTTGATTAGTTGCATGACGCATCTGCTTTGGAAGATATTCCTTCCATTGCTTTGTGTATCTTGTGTCAACTGCTTCTATATCAACGATGTAAATTGCCATTAGTTATACCTTCTTTTTTTAAACTTGCGTCTTGGTCTGCGTCTTACTGGACCACGTAAGAATGCAGAATAACTTTTGCTGTCTTTTTTATACAAGTCCTTTTCATCATACTTGTATCCTTCAAACCTGCAAAAACTTTCAAACTTCTCAAGGTCAGTAAAGATTTGAACCACTTCGGGGTGTTTGTCGAAATAATTACCCACGACAGTTTCTCCTCTTCTAAGTGTTATACTCGATATGAGCACCATTCTCTCCATCTTCAGAAATATCTATGTGTACTTCTCGTCCACCATATTTCTCGCTAATCTTTTCATAAAGATCATCACTCATCATCTCACATGATTTGTAATCAAGTTCTAACGTTTTGTCATCATATAACCTCTCTAACCAACGTTTAAATTGTATAAACTCAATGTCTCTGTCATTGTGTGTAACCGCTATTGCTACCTTAAAATGAAAGATGTGTCTATGTGGATATCCTAAGAAACTTACATCATCCCAACCGCCTGTTGCAAGTTTAGGATCATCAAGTGCCGCAGGATATTTGTGAATACCTTCTTTTCTAAAAGTAACCCAAATCATTCGCTTCGCAGTATTCATAGTTCTTGCTTTCCTATCTTTTTCCATTTGTTCAGTTATCATTGTATCTGTTATACTCATTAGCATACTACCTTTTCCTTTATTTGTCAACCTCATCTGCAGGGTTATCATCATTATATTTTGTCCAATCTGTAAACTTATCTCTATCCAATAAGTCATGAACTTGATGAATCCAAACACCTGCATTGGAATGATCAAAGTCTGCGTCATCGATCTTTATACAAGCATTGTAATTTAATTCTTTTATGTGTGGAAGTTTTACACTTATCTGGCTGATGAAATTTTGATTTTGATTGAAACCCATTTCTATAACCCAATCATGATATTTTACATCATAATCTAAAGTTACCAAATACTTTTTATTTAATAATCCATTTACAAGATCTTCCCAATCTTCTTTGGGAACAAAACTTTGGTTAGCACCCAAGTAGATGTGATCGACATAATGTTTTTTCGCTTGTTCTAGAACTTCTTCCAAAGGTCTACAACCTACAACAAACAATGTGTCTTTATCAAAGGCAGGAGTTTTTTCTACTTCAAAGCCTGTGAAATAAATTACATCTTCACTTGTTCCACTTGAGTACTCACGTTTCATATTATTTGTGTCCTGCTATTTTATCTTTCACTTGTAATTTTTGTTTTTTTAAATTAACAAGATGTTGTTTGGTGCTCCAAGTTCTGTCACCACGTCTTTCTTGTTCGACTTCAGATGACTTCTCATCTAAGAATCTATGTAAGTCTTGTAGACCTTTCGTTTGTTTGCTTAATCTACCTGTTGCCATTTATTTTACCTCCTCAAAAAGGTTAGCAAACTGTGTACTTGCGTTCACAGTTTTTTTTCCTGTTGCTCCTCTAGTTCCGATGATGCTCATCCAGAACTTAGAAAACTCTTCAATTACTGCTTCTGCTTCATCTCGTTTATCAGTTGCGAATATTGCCTCCACAACGTCTCGAAATAAAACCCTGTCAAAGGACTCTTCAACAAGCATTGCTGGAATGATTCCTTTGTCGTATTGTCTATTTGCTTCTTGCACTGCATTAATATGACTCCAAACATTGTGTCCCATTTGTATAGCATAAGAAAAACTATCCCACGATGTTTTTCCTTCTTTGCCTACTTTATTCAAATCACCTGGATTGTAAATACAGATATCTTTAGCAGTAAGTCCTTTAGTAATAGGACTGTCTAAGAAACTTCTGTGTTTACCTTCACGTACAAATGCTTGACTAAATGCAGTTGTATCATTTGCTAATGCTTTATCATCTATCGATGGTACCATTCGATAAACCCATTTAGTTCTATCACTTGTTTCTAGTTCACAATAGATTTGACCATTTGCAGTTGCCAAGAAAGGACTTGCACAATCAAATGTAATTGTAAAGTTTTCGTTATGATACTTACGAACTGCTCTTTGTATGTCAGTAAGTAACGTTGCCCATTCTAATTTGCTTGTACCTAAAAAGTGCATAAAGTCATGCACACCTTTTTCTAACAATCCATCAAAACGTAATGCAACCAATCTTTTTAACACAAGATGAACATCACACATATTTTGTCCACCCATTGACCAACCATTGAAATGTGTACCTGGATATTTTTTAGGATCACAATAATCTTTCATTTGCTGATACCAGTCTTCTGCATCAGCATGGTTTTCGCCTTGTAATACATTTAAGAACTTACAATTACCATTTCTATTTTTCATAAAGTAATCATTGTTAATACGTGTGGCATCAACAGCCTCTTGATACGAACTAATTCCTGTTGCTTTAATACCAGCAGGTGACCTTGATACCCAAGCAGGAATATCAAGTATCATACCATAGTTCATATAAGCATCCATCCAAGTTAGAACTTGTTCACGTTTCTTTTTTGCTTTAGGGCAGTTAGGATCTTTCCAATCACCTTCCCATACACCCTTACCAATCTGGAAACCACCTGAATCACCTAACAACCAAGAAGTGTTGCGATCTCTATCTCTTATCATGAGTTCTTTAGGTGCATCTTTGTTTACGTCCAGTTCCGCATGACCGGCCGAGTAAAGGCTCCAATTATATTCAAAGATGCTTTTACTAGGATTTAACCAATTCATACTTTCTACGTCATTCGGAAAGTTGCTAGGTACCCTAGTCTTATCTACGTATTCCTCACGTCTTTGCTTTCCTATAAACGTAGCAAAGAAACCACTTATGGCTGGCAAGAATATTGCGTAGTCCTTTTGTTCTTGTGTTAGGTTAGTATTCAATCTAAGTCCGTCCTTATTATATGTTTTCTTAATGCTCTTACAAGTTCTTCAACTTTATCTATAATACCAATTAAACTTTTATCAGTAATATATGATTGACGTTCTCGTAATCTATCATATTCTTTTAATGAGATAGTAACTGTACCACCTTCATTTTCGTATGACATATCTTCACCATGTTCTTTATGGGTATCATACATTCTTTTTTCTTCTTCAGTCATAAACCTCCTATTTAGACTGAGCAGGCAGTATGTAGTTGTATTCTGTCATTCCAGAATCAACAGTTATCATCATAGCACCTTGATCAGATATTTTCATTGATAATTTACCATCAAGTCCAAGTATTGCTTGTACCTGTGCTACTGGCCAACTCCAACTATGTTTAAGTTCTCCATTAGCATTTGTTTCAAACACAAATTGACCTGCGTGTGTACTAGCATCACCAAAGTTAAACATTAAGTTTGTACCTTCTGACTTTACGGAAAATACTGTTTCTTCCGCGTGTGCTAAACTTTGAAACTTCATTCTTTGGATACTAGCCATTGATGGACTAAATTCAACGTCCCAACTAGCACCTTTAAATTTAACAGTTTTAAGTTTTTCCTCAATAATTTGTTTATTCATAAACCTATAATCATTTTGGAAATCACCTGTTGCATTTTCAAAGTGGATATGTGTAGGAACAGTTTCTCCGTTACGTTCTGCACTTTTCACTTCTATTTTACTATCCTTCTGATACTCAGGACATTTTAAATGAAGTGCAAGTTTATCTAAATTAGGCATACCAAATACGCCTGTAAACTCTCCAACTTTGCTTTTTGTTGTAGCGGACATAATCACCGAACGGTCTTCCGCCATACTCTCGATATTTGTAGTTGCATCATCACTTGAAACTTTTACTAAATTTAAAAAGCCTAAACTGTGTGTATGTGCAACAACGTCTTGTAAGATATCTTTCATTTGCCTTTACTCCTATATTACATTATATTTAGATTTTCATCATTTGTCAAGTTCTTTTCTTGGCTGATGTAATCTATGATATCAATTTTTGAACGCCAACCCAACGCCCAAAGTTCTTTTGGATTGCTTTTATTGTCAATCCTCTCGTGTTTGTCTCCAACCGTTTCTACATAGTTGGTACAAAACCTTTTGGCAAGTTCCCGGATTGATGTTGACTTGCCTGTTCCTAAATCAATAACTCCACGTACATCTACGTCAGTATCAATAAGAATTCTAATTGCCTCCATGACATCTTTGGCATGGATAAAATCTCTATAATGGTTATTTGCATACTTCACTTCATTTCTAATTAATTTTGGTATAAACATATCTTCTCTACCAACTCCTCCTACAATAGTTGTAAACCTTAAACCAATACTATTCTTTGGAGCCATTTCTTCAACAATCTGTTTTGAAAGTGCATAAGGATTTCTTTCAGGTTCTTTTGCAGTGCTTGAACTTGCATATATAATTTTCTTATCCTTATGTGTATCAAATAATCTTTTACTTGCTAACACGTTATTTTCCCAATAAATTTTAGGTTGTGTTAAACTTCTACGTACACCGCTTTCACCTGCTAGATGTATAACAATATCAATATCCCAATCAAGTTTGCAAGTTAATAAATTGTTTCTTTCTTTTTTATCTATTCCTATTACCACATGGCCATGAGTATTTAGGTACTTGGTTAATAGTGTACCTAAAAAACCTTTATGACCTGTTAGCAATATTTTCATTTAAATTCTTCTCTAATGTATCTTTGTAATTCGTGATCACCTACGTTTTCGGGAATACGTTTTTTATAAAACAATTCGTAACTGTCTGAACCATACTTGCCCACACCATATAATTTTGTAGCATCTTCTCTGTCCCAAGACATAAAATCTTTTGTCATCTGTCTAATTGTTGCTTCACGTCTATTGTAAAAACCTAAACTTTTTATAACTCTTATCACAGTTGATTTCCTGCTTTTTAGAAAAGATTCTGGTGTTGGCCATTTATCAAAGAACTCTGGCAATACTCTTTTTACTTGTATCCTACCTGTTTGGTTCAAACATATAACACCTACAAAGTGTTGCCATAGATTATCAACCTGTTGTTGTACCATTAAATTAGGATCCATCATTTTCATTTGGCTTATCTTTCTTTTCTATTTGTTCCATCTCATCTAACATTTCATCATAAGACTTTCCAGGATTTTCCCAACTGTTGTATGCAGGCATCTGTTTATAATAAGGATCGTTGTATTCTGGATCATCTACACCTTCCACTGCATTTACTTCTGGAACATAATGTTTCAACATATTTTCAACGCCTAATTTTAAAGTTACTGAACTACTTGCACAACCACTACAGGCACCACTCATAAGCATAAGTGCAACACCTGTTTCCATGTCAAAGTCTTTTAACTTAACAACACCACCATGCATTTCTACTCCTGGTTGAATATTATTAGCAACTATGTGATTAATATTTTCTATAATTTCTTCTTTTGTTCTATCGCTCATTTTTTAACTCCAAAGTGTTTAAAAGTAGACTGAATACACTTTGCTTGATAGTAACAGTCTGCTAGTGCATTATGCAATTCTTCTTGAATTGCTTTACGTGGATCTTGTGGCATCATACTAAACACGGTTCTGCTATCTCTGATCTGCCAGAAGTTCCAAGGAAAAGGTTGACCCATTTGTTTATAAAGATGTTCTAGTATCGCATAATCAAACAATGGTCCTTGACACCACAATTCAGTACAACCAACTGTGAACTTATTAAGTTGTTTTAAAAGTTCATTAACACTAACCCTATCATTATCTCCAAGTGCTTCTTCTCTAATTTTAGGATCTTGTTTGCCCCACCATTCTAATGTGTTGTCATCTACAGTTCGGCCTAGTTCGGTCTGTTCATCAACATTAATTCTAAGGTATAATCCTGAGTGTGGTTCTGTGTCACTGTATGGATCAAACTTAATTGCTCCTACTGTCAGAATAGCACAATCATTAGTTACACCTAATGTTTCTAAATCTATCATTCCATGTGTTGCCATACTATACCAACTTTATTAAAATTACAATTTGTAGAATTAAGACAGCAATCGGCACTATTGTTCTAATAAACTCCATAGTGTGATTGTATTCATCTAACTTTCTTTCAAATTTGTTTCTTTCTCTTTTTAGTTTCATATTACTCTCCAAAGTCAAATAAACTGTTAAACGTATTTTTTTGTTTAGTGCTTTCTAAGTCATAACTTAAAACACCAATCAAATTCCCAAGTTTGTTATCAATGATTGTTTCTTCCATTGCTTCACCATCAAAAGGAAGTTCCTTAAACCATTCAGGCAAATGTAATTCATCAGTTGGATATGCAACACTTGTATATCCTAATGGATTCTTTTTAAGTTTACATACAACAACTTTCATACCATCAACAATTTCTTGTGAATATTTGTCTCCGTTCATACGTTTAAGTGTGTTCCAATTAATACTTGCTCTAACGTGTCCAGGCATATTTGCTTTACCTTGGCGTTCTTCTAGTTTCTGATAATGTCCTATTTTGTTTGCACGTTTAGGTGATCCTTTTTCATAACCAGGACGTTTTTTAAATTCTGTTCTAAATTTTGCAATAGCATCTAATATTTCTTTTTCTCCTTTTTCTTGCAACACCATAAGCAATAATTCGCTTAAGAAGTCCTGCATAAACACAGGAGTATCTGAACGTTTAAGATCAAGACCCATTGCTTTTACTTTACCTGGCTTACCATCTACATCTTTACGTTCTCCTTCATCATCATATATTAATGCCGCATAACGTTTCTTTGTAATATACAATCCGCTTTCTGCAACAATTTCTCTACCAGCCGCAATCACTTCTGCTCTACTTTTAGGACAATGGAATGCTTGATGCATAAATTTTTCAAATGTTTTATTTGCTTCTCCGCATACTTGATCATAAAGTTGTATTACACTTTCCTTTGTCCATGGAATTTGTCCTGCTTCTATTTCTTTTTTTAGGATTGGAAATGCACTAAAATAAACAGAGTCAGTGTCACCATATATTATGCTTTTTCCTACATGGTCATATTCACCTGTAATAACTTTGTTTACTTCGGCGCTCATGTGTTTTGCAATCGCTCTGCCTGTAAGTGTAGTTGATTGTCCAATACGTTTATCAAAGAATCTGCAACCTGGATTAAGTATAGCACCATATAAACTATTTAGGTTAATCTTTTTAACAAGTTGTCTTTTATCCCAAAATTCTATTTCTGCTTGGTTACCTGCATCAATAGATTTCTTTTTCATTCCTTGCATTTCTTTACGTTCACTATACCAACGTTTTAAAAGTCCTGGAATAACACCTTCATGATCATATGTAAAGATAGTTCCATTTGCACTGAGCATCCATGGATTATTGCTATCGTGAATTAGTTTATAAATTTGTGCACCACTCATTACTTCTGATTCACCGTTCTCAAAATCAACAGTTATGCTGACATCTCGACGTTGTTCCATAACTGCATCATATTCAAGTGTTGCAAACTTTCCTTCCCATGCACCTGCAAAGGATTTCTTTTTCAAGTTCATTTGTTCTGTAATAAAATTTTCTGTATGTTCAGGGCGTAGTTGTCCAACAATAGTTGCTGGATCCATATTTAATGCTCTAATAACACTAGGATATAGACTGTTTAAGTCCATGCTACCTATCCACTTATGTACACCAATCTTTGGAAAGGCTACATAAGCACCTGCGGCCGCAGTATTTTCTTCATCACGTCTTGGTCTATTAGGAACCTGCATACCACGTCTGTGTGCTTCATTTACAATCGCTTGTTCTGTAACTGCAACTGCACCCATTGTGGTCTGTAGCAAAACAGTATTTGCATGAGCAAGTTCATTTGATAAATCTATGAACTTTAGTTTTTGGTCCAACTTGTCCAGTAGTGCAACGTCTTGTCTGTTGTACTCAATGAACGTTCTGAAATCATTGTTATAAAGTTGATCGAGTGTACCTTCATACACAGTTTTTGTTTCACCAACTTCCATTTCTCCAATGGCATCAAGTCTATAAGTGTGTCTTTCTTCATATGTGTATTTACGATATAATTCTAAACTATCTAAAT